ATCCTTCGTTAGGAAGAGTGTTGAAAGGCCTCAAACCAGAATTTCAGGAACTTCTTGATCATAACATGGGCCTAAGAAGAGAGGGTAAAATTCCATTTACTCTATTCTTCGATACCCTGAAAGATGCGAGAGTTTCGAAAGAGAAACTGTTCAAACCAGGTTCAACTAGAGTTTTCTCTGTTGCGCCTGTAGAAACCACTTGGACTTTTAAGAAGTATTTCGGTCATTTCCAAGCGGCTTATTATGCTAGTAAAATAGATAATGAAGCTGCAATGGGTATTGATGCTGATTCTTTGGATTGGACTCGTATCCTTCGGAAATTGATAGAAGTAGAAGGTCAAAATTTCATTACTGGTGATTATAAAGCATTTGGTGATACGTTGTCAACCCAGGCAATGTATTGGGCTTTTGAAATCATCGTGCGATGGTATGAACATCATTACCCTCAAAATGAGAACCAAGATCTCAGGAGATTATTGGCTCATGAATTACTTCATCCTCATCATTTGGCAGGCAATACAGTGTATCGTATGTATTGTGGTATACCTTCGGGTTTTCCACTTACAGTTGAACTAAACAGTTTAGTCAATTGTTTATATATGCGGTATGTCTGGAAGGTCGGAACAAAAAGATCGTTATCCGACTTCAACAGATATGTTAGATTGCTTGTTTATGGTGATGATTTAGTGATAAATGTTGCTGATAAGGTGAAGGATCAATTTGATTTCTTTACTGTCCAGAGAACTTTGGCTTCGCATAATGTTATTTTTACCGATTCTTCGAAGCAAAGTCGAGATTCTTCAAAAAAGTTCGAATCACTGCACGAAATCACATTCCTCAAAAGATCATTTGTGAAACATCCTAGTCGTGCGAATTTCTGGTTAGGTCCATTACCAGAACAATCAATATATGAGATGTTAAATTGGACTCAAAACAATGTCGATTATATCTCTTCTGGACTTGAAAACTCCCGTGCGTCACTTAATTGTGCCTACGGTCGAGGTCCTGTATTTTACGAGGCTTTACGGAAAAAGCTGCGGAAATACTGGGCAGATGTTCAGATTCCTGGAACTGTCTTCAATTCGTTGAGTTGGCAGGAAAGGGACAGAGAAATTTTTGATAATTGATTTGAATCTCATATTGTGTCCGTGATAGGATCGATTCTTACCTTAATTGGTTGGCGTTGATTTCTATTACAATTTTATTGTATATATTTTGAAATATTTAGTCATAGTTTTTTAGATTATTTAATCTTTTTAAGTGTTTTCAATTTTACAATAAGTCTAGTGGAGCGTGTTTGTACATAACAAACTCGAATTACGTTAATCACGCAGAGTTCTAGACCCGTTTTATGTTATAAAATGTGAATGTTATAAAAAC